GAAACTCGCACCGGCTCAAGAATCGAACCAAGTCGAGCAATCTCCTCCTCAAGCGCCGCTACTGAGCAATGCGCGATTTCCAGCAACGAGCGGATGGTTGGATCGGGCTCGGGCATCTGTTGAATTTTCTGTAGCTGAGCTACGGCATTGTCGAATTGATTGTATGTGTTTTGGTTATTTTGGTTATAAAAGGACATTTTTCTCTCCTAAGTCAAATTGCGCAGCGCCTTCATTCGCCGGACCTCGGCCCTGTAAAACGCCTTCTTTTCGATGATCTCCGCGAGGCTGAGCTTCATCGGCTCATGCGGCCCCTCGATCCATTCAACACGCGCGAGTCCAACCTTTTGGATCAGGTTCGCGCGGTAGCGGATCAAATTCCCCGATAGGTGCGTGTTGCATGGAGCGCATTGGAGATGGCAGTTATCCGGCTCGAAGCGCAGCGCCGGCTCCGAACCTACCGAGCGGTAATGCCCTGCGTGCCATTGCCCGTCATGATGCCGTCGGCATGAGATGCACGGCTGTCCGGCATCCCGAGCCCGAATCCATGCGTTGAACGCCGCCTGCAATTCCTTGAGATGCTGCCCGCGCGTCTTCGCCTTCTCCATCCGCTCCCGTAGCGACTTGCGCTCTTCTCGCTTGGCTCGTGCCTCCTTGCGCGCTTTGTCCTGTCGCACGAGTTCGAGCGAGCATGGCACAGAGCACACCTTTGCCATGCTGCTGATCGGCGTGTAAATACGCTTACAGATTCGGCATTTCTTGAGCTTCACGCGACCTCCTTTTCGCGTGTTACAAATATTTCCTTGCCATCCTTATTTATGTGTAATACATTTAAGTCATGGATGCGACGCATCCGCCGCGCCTCGGGACCAGGGGCTTGGAGAAGAAAATGACCGCAATACTCACGATCAAGGCCTCCACTACTACCGAAGAGATAGAGGCGGCAATTCCGTTCATTGACATGCGCGAAGAGGCGCTCGAACGCCGCGACGATGCTGCCGCCGTGATCGCAGACCAGGGCGACCAAGCTGTGCTCGAATATCACAACGTCGATGGCATTAGCGTCCTGTACTCGCCGTCCTTCGGTTATGCGTACGTCAACCAATATGGCCCCGGCGCAGCGGACAGCCTTCTTGTCGAAAACGGCGATGCGGATTCGGCTGAGCATGCGGCCCAAATTTACTTGGACGCCCAATGATGCCCCCACACCTGCCCAAACGCCGGGGGCGGCCTCCGCTCCCCGTCGAAGCTCCGCGATCAGACAAGCGGCCGCGCTCGGTGCGATTGAGCGCCGAGCGTTGGGCGAAACTGCAACGCCTTGGAACGACATGGCTTGAGAGCGCGATCGACCGAGCAAAACTCCCTGAGTGATCATGCCGCCTTCAGCCATTGCTGCATTACCGCATAAAACGGGTGCATGTCGTCATTCTTCGGCCCCCCCCCCACCTCGCTTACGAACTGCCACATGTAGCCGCCCCAGCCGATCGACGCGCCGCGGCGCACTCGGCCATCGGTGTAAAAGCGATTGACAGTGCGAAAGACTGTCGCCGCGGCAAGCCCCGTCTCTTCGCGGATATCGCGCATCGACATCGGGCCCGCGTCGCGCATGACGGCAATGATTGCTTTCTCGGTAGCAATGCGCTGGCGCTCGTTGACGATCGATTGGCCCGGGCGGCGTTTTGAGGTGGACTTGGTCATGGCTTACTCCTTCTCCTGGTAGTGCTTCATGGCGTGCGTGGGGCCGATAACCGGCGCGGTAGCTATCGTCGGCTCATGCCTGCGCCGGCTGACCCGAGCCGCAGTCACTTCGATCAAATGGCGCTCAAGCCTGAGCATCCATCCATAGGCGTTCTTGTCCTTCTCGGAATCGAACTCCAGTTCGCCGCCGAGTTGATGACCCTTCAACTCCTGCCGGCAGAGCGAAATCCCCTCCCGGTCGCGGCCTCGAATGGCAAGCGATAGGCGGCAGATCAACCCATTCGCGCGCAAAGCCTCGGTGATCGGCGCATTGAGCCCCGATGGCTGCTCGTAGTGGCAAAAGCACCACCATTGCCCTCCGCTGCCCAGCGAACCCGCAAGCGGGCATCCGTATGCCGCGCAAGCGCCCCACGGCTGGCCTTGTCCATCCTCGCTCATGCTGTCTCCCGTTGGCTCATGGCCGACTGAATCCGCGCCTTGAACTGCGCTTCGCTCTCACCCGGCCGCGCGTCAGCGATCCCGAGTTCGCGCGCTTTCGCGCTCATGGCTTGCGGCGTCAGAAACCACGAGTCAGCCCGAGGCTTTTTGGCTCCCGAAACATCGACCGACTTCGCCTGAGCCTTCCAGCCCTCAAGCTTTTTCACGACGTAGCCCACCGATATCGATTCGTTTGGCTTTGCCTCTCGCGCCTCTCGACAGGCGTCTTCGAGCATCTGCAAGTCGACCCCTTGCTCAGCCATCGCGACGACAGTCGGGTTATGCGGCGTGGCGCCGATCGAAAACTTGCGCATGACCATCGCGACTTTTGCGGCATCGCTCGCGTGCGGTGTATGTGTATATATTTCTTCTCTTATCTCTCTCTTATCTGGTCCGCAATTTTTCGGCGATTCGTCCTCTTCATTTGCGGACAGATTGCGGACAGATTGCGGACGCGATGCGGACTTTCGTCCGTCCTTTTTCCTCTTCTGGTCTTCGGCGCGGCGCTTAGCAGACTGCCCGTTATGGGTGTCAAACTCAGGCAGCGTAAGGGTTTCATCGCCATCGAACAGCAGCCAACCGACCGACATCATGGCTCTTGAAATGCCGTCTAGCCCAATCACTCCATCAAGTGCCTCGGGCGTATAACCGACCATCACACCGTCCACCGAGTGCGTGTCGAACACACCCCAAACCGCAAGTAGTCCACCGATCGCAAGAAACTTGTTGGAAACGTCGCGGACAGATTGCGGACAGATTGCGGACGCGATGCGGACAACTTTCGGGTGAGTCACAAGGTCAATGCGCATCTTTATCCAGGACATCGTTACGCCCCTATCGCTTCGCACGCGGCGCGGATGAACTCGGCCGCTTGCTCGAGGTTGATCGCGTTTCCGTAGGCGCGCAGTCGTCCCACTCGCGAGGAAGCCCCATGAGCCAGCGGGAATGTGCCGGGTTCAACTGGCCGCCACTTTCCATCTCGGCACAAGAGCCAGTCAGCATCTCGCCAGAAGCCGTTAGTCGGACCGGCTGCGGCGCAATCTCCGGCAGTTCGATTCCGTGCCCCTTGATCGGCTTCCCACAGAGCGCTTCCGTCTTGCGAGAGAAGTCGTTGTTCCCCGCCATGCTGTTTCCGTTTTGCGCCGGTGTACCGGCCAAGTCGCGCGCTGCTGCTGTCGGCCAACCGCACAGCTTCGCCGCACCTGGAAGCTTCCAAAATATCTCGCGACTTCCGTCCTCGAGCATTCGACCGTAGCAGTGCGTCGATCCCGTTCCGTCGTTGCGCATTGGCGTAGGCCATCCAGAAGTTTCGGTCGCGGATGTGCGGGGCGCCGACGCCCGCAGACGGGAACGGGATACACCCATAGGCGTAGTCCAGCGCTTCCACGTCAGCGTGTACAAGGTCGATCCAAGGCCCGACAGCCGCGCTCGCAACCTGCTCTCCAAAGATGATTGGAGGGCGGCACTCGCCGATGAGCCAGTGCCACGAAGGCCACAAGTGCCGCTCGTCATCAAACCCAAGTCCTTTGCCTGCCGCGGAGAAAGGTTGGCACGGACAGGAACCTGTCCAAACAGGTCGATCATCGGGCCAGCCTGCTCGACGAAGGGCCGCCGACCAGACGCCAATGCCGGCGAAGAAATGGCACTGGGCGTATCCGCGCAGGTCATCAGGTCGGACATCTTCGATGCTCCTTTCGTCTACATCGCCTGGTGCAATGTGACCCGCCTCAATGAGATTTCGCAGCCACTGCACGGCGTATGGGTCGATCTCGTTGTAATAGGCTGCATGACTCACTCGCACCGCTCCGACGCATCGATAACGACGATCGGAGTACGCGTAGAGAACGCAGCGTCATCGCGAATCGATTCGATCGACCCAATGCCGAACTCGATCGCGCCAGTTCCGTAAAACGCCCCCTCCGGGTAATTGACGAGTACGGGTCGATGCGCCGGGAACTTGCGCAACTCTTCGATAAGCTCAGCGACCGTCATATCAACCACCACGGCATGCAAGCGCGCCACATCACCGCGCCGAAGAGAAAGAAAACGAGAGGTAGTGGCATTTATGCCCCGAAGCAACGAAGTGAGTCGACCGCATCGCGCAGGCTGTCGAGCCGCGGTTGTTTGGATTGCGAGAGGCGCATCGCTTTGAATGCCTTCTCCTTCCAGTCCCGCGCTTTCATGACATCGCCGCTCATGACCGAGCGCGGAACCTTGTTGATGAGACGCCCGATCTCGTCGAGCAGTCGTAAGGCCTCCATCTTTTCCGCCTCGATTTGCTCGGGCGTCTTGATGGGCTTCTTTTCCATGTCAGATTCCTCCGTTGATAGCGGCGTTACGCAGCGGTGCGGATAAGGCCGAATCGCTCCATGCGTTCGGCGAGCTTTGCCATCTCTCGCTGGGCCTCGATGAATTCGCGTTGCAGGCGCGCCCGTTCGTCTTCCGGCTCGATCGGCTGCGGATCGGCATAGCCGGCATCGCGGGCCACGAAATTGATCGCGCCGTGAAAGCCGCGCTCGCGCCCGAGTCTCAGGATGAACATCACCTGATCCGGGCCGAGCTTCTCGTCGCGGCTCTCGTTCAAACATGCCAACAGGAGCCTATGAGCGGCCTCTGGAGCCTTCTCCGGCCACAGCTTGCATGAGACAACCTTCGCGCCGCCGCACGCCTTCACGCAGGCATCCAGCGCGTCATTGATCGATTCGTAAAACAGCGATGTCTGATCCATCCCAACCCCTTGCAAATGATTTGGACCCGTTTGTAATGACGCGATGCGGCAAAAAAGAGACCCTCCAGACTTCGGAGGGTCGACGGGGTGTTAAGCAGCTTGTTCGGTGCCGCGCACAAAAGCCCAATCGATTGAGTCGTTAAGCTCTTCGCAGCGTACTTTTCCATTTGTGAGCCGCTCGATCTTCGGGCAGTACTCGGGGGGCACGCGGCGCGAGTGTCGCCATCCCTGGATGGTCTGATGGTTCTTGATGCCAAGTTGCCTCTGCATCTCGGAGAGCGTCTTGAATGCGGAAATGGCTTTGTCGACTGGGTTGCTCATGGCGGTCTCAGAAAGGCGGTTTCCACCATTGTATGCAAGCGAAGACTGCATAGCAAGCGAAGACTGCATCGACGCAAGAATAAATTGCAAATAGGATTTGCGGATGAACTTCCACAAACGACTTAGAAGACTGCGCGCCGACCTGGGCCTGAGCTATCAGGCGATCGGGGACGTCTGCGATGTCAAATGGCAGACCGTCCAGCAATGGTGTAAGGATGATGGGACTTACCCGCGCATCGAGAACCTGGAGCCGCTCGCGCGCCTGCTGAAAACGACCCCTTGGTACCTTCTGTGGGGCGTCGAGGCAGTCGGCAATCCACCGAATAACGAGGGGATTCCCCCTCTGACTGACGAAGCAGAATCGCTAATTCAGGAGGTGTTGCGCCTAGACGGACAGAGCGGTCTGGCGCGAAAAATGTTCCCAATCGTACGAACAATGCTGGCTCTTGCGGGTGAGTCATCCGAGGATAAGAATCATGCGACCGGCAAGCATGAAATCACGATGCAACAGGTCCGGGAAGCCGAAAAGGCGCTAAGCATGTCATTCGAGGGACGCCATGAGTCAGAGCACGGAAGAAGAGCAAAGGGTCGTTGATCTGACGGCCTACAGATCACGCCGGGGCGAAGGGGGACGCCTACGGCTGCCTCCCGACCCGGAAGAGGCAGAAGACCTATTGAATGAGATTGCGCACTACATCCTGATGGCCGTCCGCGCCATCACGCAGCCCCGCCACTGAACACCAAGTCCCGCGCCGCGGGATTTTTTTCGCGCCTCACTGCAAATTTCTCTTGCAATGCAATTTACCCTTGCATATACTGGTCTCCATGGCAGCACCGAACAACGAAACACGAAGGGGAATGACGATGGAACGCTTCATTGTTCTGGTTTTCGCTGACGCAACGGCAACCATCGTTGATTGCGAGCCGCTGATTTGCGACGGATGCACAAGCTACGACAACGCCGAACAATGGGCTGTTGAAAAGTTTGCAAACGGGCGCGAAGTCTACAACGCAGTCCACCTACCCACCGAAGAAGCGTGCAAGCAATACAGCGCACGCTTTGGGTATGAACTGGCCGACTAACCACTACGCCGACTCGATGGGATTCCGAAATGAACGAACTGGACTTTCTTGAGACCGAGGCAACAGGGCTCGATTTGAGAGACGAACAGGACCGCGCCATTTTCCGCACTCGCGTTGCAGCGCGGCTCTGCTGCACGACTGTTGCCGCTATGCGCGAATGGGTGAGCGTCCCGGTTCGCAGCCGGCAAGACGGATACACCGCAGTCGCGAACGCATTCATCGCGCAGCACAACGCCTAACCACCACGCCGGGCAGTCCCGGCTCACTCGATCGATCATGAAAGAAAACGACTTGCCGAAAGGCTTTGATTGCGAGACGTGCGACAAGCACCACGAATTCGTTGGGTATGTGTATGCGCACTGGAATGAACGATTAACGCATACGTGCGAATGCGGTGCGCTGCACGAAATCAGAGCCGGAATTGCCCGCCAATCGAAAAGTGGCAAGAATCCTTCGAAATGAAACCGCGCCCGCATGGCGGGCAATCACTCACTGAGGTAGACCATGAAACACGCAATCATCTTTGGCCTTCTGCTCGCTGCGAGCATGCACGCCTACCCGCACAACGTTGGCCGCGGCTCGGCTGTTGGAGCGGCATCGTCCGGCTCTTCCCAAGGCAATGGCGGTCGGTATTCGCCCGTCGACGAGTATCAACCCTGGCCGCAGGAAGAAATGAAGCAGTACCAGAAAAAGGAATGGACTCCTTACGACGGGAAATGAGCCATGTCGACGATCCTTCCTTCTCGCACTGACGACGCCGTTGCGTTCCTGACCGAACGGGCTCAGGCAGCGGCAGACGCGCTCGCCGACGCCCAATGGGAGCGCGAACAGATCATCGAGCAACACGTGACGTTCGACGACCTGCTCGAAGAGCTTACGGACCTCGGCGAACTATCCCGGGCGATTTTCATGCTCAGCGTGGCGCGCGGGAATCGGGACGATTTGCATCTGATCCACTGCGCGCTCTCGGAAGCAAAGCAGAGAATTGTGAAGCGCCGGATGGCGCAAGGGGAATGACGTGTCGACTCTCGCGAAAGACCTGTTTGAGTTGCGCCAGCTTGTGCAGGACGGCGCCGGCGCATTGAGCCAGCACATGCTCGCAGCAATTGCGGCGGAGCTGATTGCGGAAGGTGTTGCGGACCAGCGCGAGGGGTTGTGATGACCGACCTCTTCTCCGACCTTCGCCACGCCTACAACTTGGCCAGAGCGAACGACGATGTGGCGTCAATGGACATAGCCTCACATGCACTTGCTCTCGCTTCGTCTGGCAATAGAGACATGGCGATCGAGCTTGCAGAAAAGAGCGGGCTGTTTGCGCGGATGGATGGACTTT